TTGCCAGCTAAGTAGCAAGACAGCAAATAAAGCAACAAAGTAAAGCAGGATTTTTACGCCCACCATCTTTCCCTTCTATGACTCAATTTGGGTCATAAAAAGACAGTAGCACAGTTTCTGGGTTTTTTTGATAATTTCTAGGTTTTTTTGCCTTTATCGGCGTGTCGCCCTAAACCTCTAGTCGAGGGTTTTGACCAGAATAGTAGCCCCTGGTTCAATGCCTTCGGCGTACAGCTTACGAGCTGAGATACGAACTATGCGGCTGTCATCTAGAACAACGCCTGAGTCCGTCAGAGAGTCGCCTACGGCGCGTATGAGCTTGTCAAGGTCAGGGCTGACAGTAGGTAATGAGCGTTTTACTGACGCTGGCTTTGGCATGTAAAAATTGACGATTAGCTCACATGGCTCGTCTATTGGATGCCAGTCATCCGGCAAGGTTGCGATTGCCACTTGGACAATGGCCTTACGCCATGCCTTGTGCTTTGTGCTATTGACTTGGACTATCCTGCCATTGATTATGGAGTGTGATCCTTGGCTAGCGGGGTCGCCGATGACGCTAAGGCTTACCTCTGCCATACAGTTCCCATGCTCCCATTATGGCAGCCCAGGTGTAAAGCAAACCGAAGGTTATTCCCAACCAATCAAGACCGCTTGTAGAGTGCGTAGATAGGTTTATTAGTATGCCGGCGGTAAGGGCTGGGAATAACCAACGGAGATTTTTCAAAAGGGACTTGGCTCGTGTGTCGGCTCAAAGATTCCCTTGATAGTGCTGATTGGGTCGGTTGGAACTACTTGCGGGTTATTGATGCTGACCTTGATTGACTGACCAGGCTGACCTTCTCTGTTTAGCTTTGGTGTGCCATCTTGATTCATCCAAGCCTCAATTTCGACTGACATTAGACCCTCGACTTGAACTGTGTCACCCACATCTAGTGTGGTTGGTGACTTTAGCCAAACTGTGAATTGCTTTTCTACTGTGTCGCCTGATTTAGCTTTGTATGACTCTGTAACAATAAGACCTTTAGCTTCCCAAAATACCTTGGTAACTGTGCCTTTTACTTTGATGATTGCCATCTCTTTTTCCTTTCGATTTGTTGTTTTACTCTAGTGGCTACCTATGACATGGTTGGGATTGGTGCAGTCAAGGTGTCCACAAGATCGTATGCCAGGTAGGACTGGCTTGCCGTCAAAAATAGGGATGCTAAGCGTCTGCTTGTCAAAGTCACCCTGCCAAGGTATGCACTTCTCTGAGCCATACTTGATAACCAAGGCTCGGTGCATCCGGCAAGACTGACATTTGAGGTCTTTTCTTTTGCGCTTATGCGTGTTGACTTTCCAAGTCGCACCACATCGGCAGCATAAAGCCACATTGTCATCCACCCCATAAGCCTACCCAATCACTCTGGAAAGGTGGCCCTCGAACTTGAGTGCGACTTCTCCAAGTCCACCATGTCGGTTCTTAGCTACCTTCATTATCATCTGGCTTTTTTGCCACTCAAACTGATCTTCTTCTGTCTGGACTCGGTGTAACAAGATAACCGCATCAGCATCCTGCTCGATTCCACCTGAATCTCTTAGGTCTGCCATGTCGGGTTCTGAGTCCTTGCGCTGCTCTGGTCCTCGGTTTAGCTGAGCTAGAGCGATTACTGGCACATTCAAATCCCTAGCTAAGTTTTTGAGTCCAATGGAAATGTCGGTAATCATTTCGTAACGCTTGCGACCTCTTTCGGTGTCTTGAATAAGTCCTAAGTAGTCCACCACAATCGCTTCAAGTCTGTTGTTGCCCTTGACGCTGTTTGCGAGCGCCCTAATCTGCAAAAGGTTTTGCCCTGACTTGTCATGGATAGCAAGTTGGTGCGACTGAATGTCTTGTCTGACCTTCGCAATCCTGTCCCACTCCCACTCTTGTAAATTACCCTTCTCGATGTTGCCGATGTAAACCTCAGCTTCCATGCTGATTATGCGGTTATAGAGTTCGCTCTTGCCCATCTCAAGGCTGTGAAAAGATACGGGGCCTTTCTTTGAAAGCTCCCAAGCGATTTGTAAGCCGACAATGGTTTTACCCACACCTGGTCTTGCACCGATTATGTAAAGCGCACCTGGTCGGAATCCTGTGATGATGTCATTTAGTAAAGGCCAAGGGCTTTCTGGGTAGTGCTTGGGCTTGTCAATCTCATCTAGGTATGGCAATAGCTCATCGGAAACATAGCTTGGCTTGACTGCCAAGTTGCGATCAATTAGGTCATCAATTTCTTTTTTGGCTGTGTCAAAGACTGTTGCCAAATCCTCATGCTGGGCTTTGCTGTGAATCATCGTTCCGGCAAGAGCCAACCTACGCCTTGTGGCTTCTTCGATTACCTTGCTGGCATAGAACTTGACCGAAGCTGCTGTTGGCGTAGCTGTGACAATCTCGTGAAGATAAACAGAGAGCCTTGGAAGTGCTGCACCGACTGTCATTACATCAATCGGCTGGCGACCTGCCTTCATCTCTAGCAGGGTTTTATAGATTCTTTCGTTTTGTAAATCATCAAAGTCTGACGGGCTTAGCGTTAGTTCTTCTAGCGCCTTGCCATTGGTCAGCAGGATTGATCCAATTACTGACTGCTCGAACTGTGTCATTTGATTCTCCCTACAAAGAGCTTAGGCAAAGGTTTTGCTTCAGCGAGTTCAACACTCTCATAAAGTTCTTTGTTTAGCCATGAGGCAGGGTACGGAATGTATTTATCTTCTGGTAACTTACCCTCGGCGTAGGCTTTGGTCAGCTTCAATAACTCATCAGCGGTTTTCTTCTTAGTTGCTTTATTCCAGGCTCTTAGTGCTTCAGACTTAGCGACCTTTTTAGGGTAAAGATTCCAGAAATTATCAAACTCATTTTCAGCCTGTTTCATTGATGGTTCTTTGATGGTTAATATTATGTTTTGCGTGCCAACAGGTGTCACCCCTGATTTACCTGAGCTGTCACCCCTGCTTACCCAGTCTGTCACCCCTGATGCCGAATCTGTCACCCCTGACCCGATTGTGAGCCAGTAAAGATTGGTTTTGTATTGGGTTTGAGTTGGGGCGTTTTGAACCTCTACCTTCAGCTCACCAAGCTCTACAAGTTCTTGGATGTCACGCTTGACCGAACGCTCTGAGGCATTGGCGTAGCGAGCAAGGGTGCTAATCGCGGGCCAAGCGCCTTGATCTCCAAGATGATTAGCAATTCCAATAAGGACAAGTTTTGCCCTACCGGTTGCTTTTGATTGATTTAGAACTAATGCCACAGCTTCGATGCTCATGTAGCTACCCTCTCTTTTTGTAAATTCCCTAGGTGGACTTTAGCACCTAAAAGTATTCTGGTTCTGTTTCTAGCAAATCTTTTGTAAAATCATCATTTAGTAGCCACCAACCACCATGACCGAAGATAGGCACTTCAGTCGGCGATTCGTGCTGCCTAAGTTTCCAACCGAATTTTCTACCTAGCTCGGCAAACTTAGCATTGCTCTCTAGCAAGCCGTTAGCTTGGCTACAAAGAACAATAATGTTGCTTGGGTCACTTGCCTTTGAGTTCTTGCTTCCCATGCCTCTGTTGAGCCTGTGGTGAGGTATTAGGTCATCGCCATTACTGCCACAATGCCAACAGCCTCGGTCACGCTGGAGATACTTATCAAATTCTTTCTTAGTCATCGAACGGATCATAAATCTTGGCTGGCATCTCACCAGGTTGGAATCCTAAAGCAATTGTGGTGTCTGCTACGCCACCATTGACTGCTTCAACAATGTCGGTGTTGTCGGTGTTGTCGGTCAAACAAGTATGCCTACGCCGCCACTCTCGGACAAGTTTGATTGCCTGAGCGTCATCAGTTCTTATTTTGGCCCCACAGGAGCAGGATTCGGCTATCACCTGCCTAGGCTACCAGCTAAGCGTTTCTCCACTGAAGTTCGACATTCTTGCTAATTACAGCCATCATGGTTGCTTGGTCTGACAAGGCTCTCATCTTGGTCTTGACCCTGTTGTATTCAGCCCTTGCCAGATCAGCTTTCAGCTTTTCGTCTACTGCCTGTAACTTAGCGACAGCTTGCCGGTCTGCCACAGTCCCTGAGTTATTGATAAAGGATAGCGAGATTGCCCTGTCATAAGCTGACTCAGCATCTGCCAGCTTGCACTCGGCATCGTAGAGAGCATTAGCTCCCTTGTCCATCTCCCTTGTCAGCCTTTGTAGTTCCTCGACTATGTGGCCTGGTGTAATAATTTCCATGCTTGAGCCTCTCTGCTCGTTCTCTTTGTATGTCCCATAGGTTACTAACTATTTCTAGCTCGCCCAGTTTCCATTGTTCTTGTAGGCACTCCTGTAATTCAAGGATTGACTGAATCAGTATCCTTTTTGCTTGCGAGTCCATTAGCGATTGCCTTGATCTTGTCGAGTGTTTCGGTTGTTGCTCCACCTGTTTTGGCTTCGCTGTATAACAATCGTAGACCCTCAATGTCATCGCCTAAAGCGTCTGCCATTGCTGACCAATCCTTAGCTGTTGCTTTTGTATTTCTTGAAACCTTATCCATTTCTTCTCGGCTAGGTCTTTTACCCTTCGGGCTAAACTCATTCCCTAGAGCCGAAATTGCGCGGCCCAAACTGCTTGTAGCACAGTTCTCGACATGGCTAATTTTGTTTACCGGTGATGTGCCAATTCTTTCTTCGGCAAAGTCAACAGTTGTTGGATGCTTGTCGTTCCTATCTGTCCAGACCGAAGCTTTGATTACAACCTGGTTGTCCGTCATGCTAACTATGTCTAGCTTGAACCGACCTGTCGGGTATTTTTTCCAGAATAAATCAATGCGTTCTTGGACAGTTTGATATTCATTGAGGTTGAAGTGTGCCATTTATTTCCCTTTCTCTTGGTGTAGGAACGGCGCTCCACCAGCTCTTGATCTAAGGCTAAGAAAATGCTCGCCAAAGATTAGACCTCGCTTTGCTCCATCCATTGCTTGTATAACTCTAGCTTTTAGCTCTGTCATCTTGGCAGTAGCCTTGTCTAATTCTGTGACCGAATTTATGTAGTGCATACCTAAATCATCAAGGTCAACTTCGGTGTCTGTGATACCAGGAGAAAGCGCCCTAATGGTTTCTAATGTGGAGTTGCTTCCATCCCAATAAGGCATTTTCATTTCTAGGCAAGCTTCTCTAAACCGAATAGCAGCATCCCAAAGTATCTGTGCCTCAAACTCATCCCACTCGATGTCATACTCTTGGTAGCTTGACCCTGCAAGCGCGACTAGCTTTGCTTGCCTAATTCCAAAGACCTTCATGTACCAAAGCACTTGTGCGCGATAAGCCTGTGGCACACCTGTCCAGTAATCACGACTGAATTTCACTTCTACAATTCCCCAGCTACCATCTTCGGTTTGATAAAGGCCGTCAGGGTTTGATCTTGCCCAAGGGTTTTCTTTGTTTGCCCAAGTGCCTGTTTCGTAAACAGTTAGCTCTGGGTGTTCCTCGGTAAAGATTTCTAGGATTGGTGCTTCGAGCTTTGTACCAAGTCGCATTGACATATTTGGTGTTATCTCGTCAGGTATCTGCTTTGTCTTTTTTGCCCACTTGGTGATTGCGGATTCCCATTGTGAGAGTCCGGCAATCGGAGCGATGTCTGATCCGCCTACTGCGCCAGGCTCATCGCGTAGGTCGTGCCACTCTTGACTGCCGTTGGCAAAGTCACCAAGTAGCACTGCCTCAAGAAGCGTGTCTATTTCTGCTGGTAGTTTATTTACTGGCAAGGTGTTTCCCTCTCTTTTCATCTTGTCGCAAGGCCACGCTAACTCTTTCGGCGTGGCTTTGCTATTTGTCGTGTTATCACTCTAAGGTGTACCTATGACATTACGCCAGATTGAACGCAAATATATTGAGTTGCAAGAAGCCATAAGAAACAACGATGGTGTCCAATGTGCCGAGTTGCCAAGCGTATTCTTCCCAAACGATGAGCCTGACCCTGAATCTAGGCAAGTCATGGTGGATGTAGCCAAGCAGATTTGTAACGACTGCCCAGTCAGGCTAAGGTGCTTTGACTATGCCCTGTCAGCAGGAATGTACGGCATTTGGGGTGGCACTACCTATGAGGAACGGGTAAAGCTCAGGGCTTCGAGCTAGGGCCTTTATCGGCAATCTTGCCAAAGCTCTTGTTTAGCTCGTCTGGGTCAATCTTGCCGTCTGCAAGGTAAGACCGAGATAGCTCTTGAGCCACATCAATCACACCAGCAAAGGCAGCCATAGCCACAGCCTGGATAACCTCAAGACCGATGACAGCTCCACCAACAAAGATACCGGTGACCTTCAAGATGATGACTGCAAAGGTTCGTCTAATAATGTCTAACCACATGAGTTAGTCCTTTCGTAAAGGGTAAGTTGCTGCCCAGATGAGTATTGTCACGATTATTGCCCAACCTACAAAGTCTTTGGCAGAGCCTTCAAGCACTACCCAAGCGATACCTAAGCCGAGAATGGTCCAAGACTGGTCGAGCTGGTCTTTGAGAAACTTCAAAACTTCCTACCTGCCAATGCAACTTGGGTAACAATCACAGAGGCAACGATCACTTGTTGCGACTGCTCTCGCACCTCTGGACTTAAATCAGAGCCGATTGAGCGTAGGTTCTCTACAAGTTTAGCAACCTGTTCTAACGCTAGTTGAGGTAAGGCAGCGATGTTTTCTATCAAACTTTGCTCGGCTTCAGGCTCTACAATCGGCGTAGGCGTGTTATCAGGGCTTGGGGTAGGTGATGGGCTTATTTCAGGCTCAATCGGCTCTACGGGGCTTACAGGGCTAATGACAGTAGGTTCTGGCTCTGGCGTGGGTTCAACTGCTGGGGCAGGGGCAGGTTCAGGCTGAGGTTCAACAGTAGGTTCAGGGCTGGGTTCAATCGTAGGCTCAGGCGCTGGCTCTGGGCTAGGTTCGATTGTTGGCTCTGGGCTAGGCTCAATCACTTCCGGCTCTTGAGTAACTTCTGGACTAGGCCCAGCAGATGGTACAGGGCTAGGCTCGGGATCAGGAACATAACCAGGATGGTAAAGCAAAGTAGAATCCAGCTCACTGCCGTCAAAAGATACCACGCTAACAAAAGTGGTGAACTCACCAGCAAAGCCACCCTCGCAGAAGTGCTGGGGAATGTTGCCTTTATCCAAGAAGTAGTCGTTTTCATTGTTCCATCCAATTCCGTAGGTCTGTTGATTTCCGTTTGCGTTCTGGCAAATTACAGTTGCTGAGGCTTGTGCGGCATAGGCAGGGATAGGTTGCCAGACCATAAAGAAAACAAAAAAGCCCACAGAGATTATCCGTAGGCTTTTTGAAGTTTGTAATTGTTTGAGCAAGCTATCCCAGTTTTGACCAAGTTAGAGGGCCAACGATTCCGTCTGCTAATAGGCCATGCTTCTTTTGGAAAGCAACAACAGCAGTATGAGTCATTGGACCGAATGGACCAGGTGGGTTTACACCTAGCTTGTTTTGTAGGTAAAGAACATCTGGACCTGCTGGCTCACCCTTTTTTAGCTCTGTCCCTCGGTAGGCTCTTGATCCAGCCTTAGCAGGTGAGGCAGGTTTGCTAGGTATGGCACTTGTAGGTGCGCCTCTAAAGGCTTCGTAGTCAATGTTGCCAGCACCCATTGTTGGCTTGCCACCAACGCGAAATGAGAAGTGAAGGTGAGCGCCGTAGCCGTTTTCTTTGCCAAGACCTGATCCACCAGAAAGCCCGATTACCTGACCTTGCTTGACCTGCTGACCAGCGACAACATCAATGCGTGATAGGTGTAGGTAGTCTGCGTTGTGGCCTGATGGGAAGCTCATAAAAATCATTCGACCACCAGAGCCAGTAAAGGTATTGACAACGCCTATGACAGTTCCATCAGCGACTGCTTTGACTGGTGTTCCAGTCGCAACAGCGTAGTCAATGCCAGGGTTTAGGGCTGGCTTTGCTCGGTTCTTGTGTCCTAAAAAGGTGTCAGAGATAGTGCCGCCGTCAACTGGTCTAATCCATGTGGTCATTATTTTCCTATCGTTGCGGCTATCAAGCCAATGATTGCGATTGCTGATCCTGTCAAACCTGTGTAGGCGATGCGCTCAATCCAAGCAAGTCTGGCAAGGGTCAGTTCTACTTCTCTAAGGCGTTCTGGCACATCGTCAAGGTGATCTAGTTTCTGTAATACCTTGACCAGAATCTCTCCATGCTCAAGTTGCTTCTTGTAGATGTCAGCTTGCGTAATGCGAACTGAGGTAGTTTCCTCAGCCATTATGCTTCTTCAGAGAAGTCCTGAAGCTCCCAATCTACTTCTGCTTCGTTCCAAGTGTAAGTAAAGCCGTCAGTTGGGTAGGCTACTGGAGCTTCCCAACGGCAAGTTGCCTCGTCAAGTAACCAAGAGTCATAAGGCTTAGGTGGAATAAAAGCGTCACGCCCAGCATCGTAGGTGTAACCGATACCTGCGTAGTTCTTTCTAATGTTTCCGTTATAGCTTGTTCTTTTGCAGACTTGACCTCTAAAGTTGCCATACCAAGTTTCGGTATCTAATCCTTCGATTAGCTCGGTTTCATCTATGCCGACAATGACCTCTGTGACTTTGTTGTCACTATCTAAAAAAGCGTAATGCGCCATTATGCTGCCCAACTCACATTTCCAGTTCCAGCGGTAATTGTAGTTACCTTGTTTGCACCGACAGTTGCTGTCGAGCCAGTTAGCCCAGCCCCTAAAGTAATTGTAAAACTAGAAGAATACCTAAGTATAACAACACCAGAACCACCAGCACCACCAGCGCGACCAGGAGTCACATCACCCGTTGTTCCAGCACCACCACCACCACCTGTGTTAGCTGTTCCTGGACCACCAGCACCGCTTAGAGCAGGGACTACCGCATCACCACCACCACCAGCTCCACCAGCACCTTGTGTAGCTGAGCGTTTTGAACCACCACCACCACCGCCTCTAGTTACAGATGTACCTGTGATAGCTGAGGATATTCCAGCTCCACCATTACCACCAACAGTAGAAGTTCCGTTTACTCCGACTGCTCCCGCACCACCACCACCACCACCAGCTTGTGTTCCAGCATCAGTAGTGCTACCAAAACCATTTCCGCCATCAAAACCTTGAGCAGTTGTTCCTAGTCCTTTGTTGTTACCAGCTCCGTCATAGCCAGAACCCTGACCACCACCACCAGCTCCACCAGTTTTACCAGCAGGAAGCGTTGAAGAACCACCAGCTCCATCCAAAGCACCACCACCGCCACCACCAAAGCTTGTGATTGAAGCGAATAAAGAGTCGGAACCAGTAGTTCCGCTAATAGAGTTTGCGGTTGGTGGGGCAGTACCACCAGCACCACCAGCACCAACGGATACGGAGAAAGTTTTATTTACGGCAACCTCTAGTGGGGTTTCAGCAGAAGATAATCTGCCAGAGTTTTCGCCAGTTACAGATGAGCGATAACCACCAGCTCCACCACCACCAGCAGCTCTAGCAGCACCACCAGCACCACCACCACCACCTGCGATGATTAGGTATTGAATAGCAACCTTTAGTGCTGCACCTGCTGAAAGAATCCCTTGAGGAATTAGCATCAGCTATACCAAATCTGCGTTACCGATAACTCGGTAGGAGTTAGTACCGACACAAACAACAGATACAGCGTCATACCGCTGACCGATTGCGTAAGCCGTACCTGCTGTGCCTCTACCTGCCAGTGTGACTGCTGTGCTGTCAGTAGCGACTCTTACTGCTCCAGCACCATCGCGAATAATGTCCATGCGCTCGCCAGCTTGAAAAGCTGTGGCTGTTCCAAAGGTAACAGTGACTGTGCCTGCTGAGCTTACAAGTAAAGTTTCGTAGCGATCTGTTGAAGCCACAGACATTGAGGCAGTTGCGCTAGCAAAGACCACTTCATTAGATAGATAAAGGTTGACATCGGCAGCCGCTAGAACCTCACCGGCAGTAAATACTTTTCTTGGCATTGTTTTCCTTAGTTGTGTTATTTAGTAGTTTAGCACTTAGTAGCTTAGGCGGTCTTCGTCTAGGATACCAACAACAGGGTTGTCTAGAACAAAGAGGCTAAAGTCTAGGCGCTCAAGGGATAGGTTTATACGCTTCTCGTTGTTTTGCCAGTCGTGGCTGATACCGATTACTCGAACATACTGTTCAATGGCTGGTGGAATATTTGAGGGGGTAAACCGAACTTGAACAATGTCTCCGATTTCTAGGTCAAGAATTTCGTCTTGCTGTACTTCGCTCAAAATGTCCATTACAATCGAAAGACTGCTAAAGCGGTATTGTGGCTCTTTGAATCTGAGTAACAAGAAATCTGCTAAAGACTCTAGATCAGCAAGGTCATTATTCATTAGACCAGTTTCGGTATACGAGCGTGGGCCATACAAAACTTGCGAGTCTAAATCTTCAACAGTTACCTCATCTGGAAACAAAGCAAAGTCGTTGGTCAGGACAATGCGGTTGTAAAGTTCCTCAGTTCCATACACCACACCCAGCTCAGCGAAGGGTATAACAGTAAATCCAGGTATAGATGCTTCGTCAGTAAAGATAATGTTTGGCAGGTTGGGTATTGAGTTTCTCTGCCTAAAAACAAAGTTGTTGTCTTTTGAAACAAATACTTCACCCGACTCGCTGGTAGCTACAAGTTGTAGATAGCCAATAGCCTGTGTGCCTTGAGCAACATCAGTATCCGACATCAAGCTGTTACCTGTATCAATGCTTCTTTTATCTGCTGGCCAATCAATTTCTGGCAAGTCAAGGATGCGCGTAACTCGCGCACCAGATAGCTCTACATCAGGAAAAACCTCTGGCAAGTTATTTTGTGTCAGGCTGCTTAGGCCGTCAGTCGCTTGAAAACTTGCAATCGAACGATTGCCTGGCTCATAAGCAATGTCAATGTCGTCAACAGTTCCGTAAATAACAGGAAAGTCATTACAACTGATTCTAATTTCCTTACCAGGAATTAGCTGGCCATAGTAAAAGCCGTTTTCGTAAAGAGGGTCGAACAATCGGTCAAAGTTATCTACAACAATGTTTAGATTACCTGCGTCAATGCGGTCTAGTGCCTGGTTCTTACCTCTTGATGTATTGGCAGACAGAAGTCGATCCGTAATGTCAAAGAACCGAGTCCCACCCAGCGTATAGGTTGTATTGTCAAGAACACCCTTGATTGCGTCATCAAGCTTGAATGAGTTTGGGTCTCTTTCACCTAAATCAGCACCAAGTTCAACCTTGACTACTGGTGCTGGCATTACGCACCCTGCCAGACAGCACCGGAAGTGCGCTCATAGGACTTGATAGCGTCAACGATTGCTTTACCGATGGAAGGGCCAGAACCTACTCCACCACTTACTTCGATGTTGTAATAGTTATTGATTACTTCTTGATTAGCCAAAGCTGCCGTTGTTCCCACATTGGCAATGTCCGAAGCTATGCCACCAAACTCTCCGTAAGCCTGGTTTAGCTCACCAATAAATCCGCCACCAGCACCAGCTAAAGCCTGAGCTAATTTGCCACCCTGCATTGGGCCTGCGGCGATAACTTGCTGAAGAAGGTCATTTGTAAGCCCTTGCTGAGATAGAGAGGTTATGTTTCTAGCAAAGTCCTTGGTTTTTTCAAGAAGTTTCTTTATGTTTCGGGTAATAGAGTTGACCGAATTTCCAAGATCAGGCAAGCTAAAGGATTCAAGGATAGATTCTTTTATTCCACCGAATGTTGACTTTACGGCATCAGCAAAAGACTCATAGGCATCAGACCTCTTTTGCAATCTTGCTTCTTCTGCCCTAGCAGCCGCTTCTTGTGCAGCAGCAAGTTCTCTAGCGGCTTGCTGTTGTGCAGCAAGAAGTTCTCTAGCGGCTTGTTCTGCTGCGGCTTTCTGGGCAGCTCCAGCAGCCGAAGCCACAGAAGCGGATGCTTTAGCATCAGCAGCACCTTTTTTCTTAATTTCATCACGCATTGTATGGCGCAGACCCTTACCGCCACCATAGACAGTACCTGAGCCAACAAAGCTAGCTTGAAGTATCAAAAGCTCATCGCGTAAGGCTCTTGCTTCTTTAGTTGCATTGCTAGTAGCTCCAGCAAGGAAGCCCATTTTGCCACCAATAAACTCAACCTCATAGGCTGTGGCATTTAGCTCAGGGTTTAGTGACTCTGCTGCTGCTTTGTTTTTTTCTAATTCAGTCATCAAATTGCTAGCAGCATTAGCACCGATTATGAAAGCGGTGCCAAGAATCGTAATAGCTCCGAATAGCCTGGTGCTAGCTGTCCAAGCAAAGTTGACGGCTATTGTATATAAGTTAACTGCGGCTGTGGCAGCACCTATAAGTGCCGTAAAAGCAAGTAATACACCGAAGTTTTGAGCAATGAAGGAGAATAAGCCCCCAAATACATCAAGCAAAACTTTTATTGTTCCACCAGTAAAGGTTGTTGCGTCACTGATGTTTTTTATTTCAGCGATGAAACCTTGAAGAATTGGAATTGACTGATTGATAGCTTCAGCAAGTTTAGGACCCATAAAGTCAATGAGAGGAAGAAGTGCCTCTGTAAGACCTACCATTACTGGCAATAACTGAGTACCGATGCTGGCTTGCATGTTCTCAAACTGAGCCTGCAGCTTCATCTGTTCAACAAACAAGTTTCCTGACTGACCAGTAAAAGCACCCATAGCATCGGCAGCTCGCTCATAGAGCAGCTCCATACGGATAATCTGTTCTTGGTTACGCCTAGCAGCACCAGTAAGGTGATTTAGCTTTCTTGCTGCAAGCTCGGCATTGATTTCGCTTTGCTTCATGGCGACACCGAACTTCTCAATCGGGTCGTACTCACCTCGGAACAAGGCGGTCATACCGAGCAAGGCTTCTTGCACATCGTAGCCATAGGTTGCTGCTAAGTCCACACCCAGGGTTACAAGCTTTTGAGTTTCTTTTGTTGTGTCTGCCATGCTAAAGCCAGATTGCTTTAGAACGGAACCTAGGAATACCGAAGCTTTGGCAGCATCTTTTTGGCTTAGACCAATCTCATACGCGCCCTTGGTAAACTTCTCCATAGTTGGGGCAAAACCATCAAACACTGTGTTAAGCGAATACATGTTTCGCTCAAGATCACGCGCAGAGTCAATAGATTCGCTTGTAAACTTTACGGCTTTAGAGGCTATACCGAATCCAGCTAATGTTGCTCCGACTTTACCTAGAGTTGAACCGAGTCCACCAGCGGCAGAGCCAAAAGCACCTAGCTGGCTAGTAGCCTGTTTTATGCCATCATTTTTGAAAGTGCTGACAATGTTCAAGAACATGTTGCTCATTATTTGTTATTCCTGTCAATATTCTTTTCGACAAACCGGATGGTTTCGTCAATAGCATTTTTGGCCTTGATGCTTACAGAAGGTAAGGATTTGTCAAAACCAGGGTAAACATTTCTAGACACTTTGCGCTTACTTTTCTTTACCACAGGCCCCAGTTTGTGCAAAAACTCTTGTACGGCTCTAGGTTGAATTTCGTGGCTTCTCATAACTTGTGGGCCACCAAACTCTCTAATGTAATACATTCTTGCAACAGCTCTACCGCCATGCCTTTTTGCGACATCCGAAAGAACAGTTCCAGCAGACTTTACAATCAATCGAGCAATGCCTGTTGCCCCTTTTTTGTTTCTCGTCAAAGCTGAAGAAATCACATCATCGTATTTTTTACGCTTAGCGTTGGTTACAGGCCCACCTGTTGTTCCGTAGTTAGTTCCCCAACCTGTACGACCACCATGACGCATGCCCTTCATAGGGCCATCAAACCCAAGGTCTTTCCTAAGCTCACCCTGGACACTTTCTTTAGCTGGTTCTGAAATCTCTTTCCAGCGTTTTTTGAGTTCCTTGACCTGCTGTGGGTCAATCTTGTTTAGTTCTCTAACAAACATGCGCCAGTCTGAGGCATAGACCTTCACAGCACTGTTCGTGCCAGAGTAAAGTTTCAATGCCATTTAGACCACCTATCTCTACTTATTCTACTGAAGCAAAAAAAGAGAGGACACCCCGAAGGGTGTCCTCTTAAGCGCGTGGTGCTTGGTGCTGAGCCTTATAGATCAGATACCTGCCGAGTGTCCATAGCATCCTGTCATCTAGTTCCATTAGCTCTCTGGGACTTATCCCTGTTTCACAAGCTAGTGTTGCGATGTACCAGTGAGCTGAGGAATCACCAAGCCCGACTATTTTTTTTGCTCATCCGCCGGACTGATGGACTCAATGTTGTCCACCCATTCTTCAAATGGAGCAGTAGTCGCTTTAGTTCTTGTTTCACTTGCCCAAGCTAGGAAAAGCAAGTGAGTAATCTTGATGTTTGCTTCAAGACTGGCAATCGAAATGTCGTACTTTGTTTCCAACTTAATCATGTCTGATGGGTTGCAAACAACATGCTTCACTTCGTCTGGGTTATCAGTGAACTTTATTTGTAGGTTTAGTTTCATGATCCAAGCTTAGCGCAACTATTAGGCTGGTGCGGTTCCTCTTGTAACTTCGCCCGATACTGGCCAGGTGACCGAAAGGGTGGCTAAATCGCCCACTGCTCCAGCGAAGGGTTGATATTGGGTGACCAAGGCCGAGAAGCGGTACTCAGGGTTAGTTGCAGTTACAGTTCCAGAGGTAGGTGCAATCTTGACTGCGACAGTTGAACCCATAAGTGGGAACAATAGTGCGTCAACTGCGCCAGCTCCAAAGTCCTGGTGGAAATCTAGAGATACAGATGCATCCTTTAGTCCACCAATTCTGGTGCGGTAAGACGAGCCAAAAGCTGTGGTTTCAACTTCGTCTGCGGTGATGTCAAGAGTTACAGATGCAATGTCCTCGCTGATTACAGCAGTGCCGATTGTGACCTTGTAGTCTTGTGCGTAAAATTTTGCCAATTTATTTCTCCTAGTTTGCTATGACTGTGACTGTAAAGTCAGCAGCCAGGTATGTTGTATCACTGATTGTCACCGAACCAACTGAGTTCATTGACACGACTCGGCAGTCGTAGGCATATCCACCAAGAGTCTTATCTGATTCTACTGCATTTTTGACACTGTTTGCCCCTGCTGAAATGTAGCCATCAAGCTTGCGCTGGGCTTCTCTTTCAGCAGACCTACCAACAATGACAGTGATTGTGAAGTTGTAGTTAGTCATTCCTTTTGCGTAAGCTTGATCATAAGTGACCGAATCTAGGTTGACGATTGCAACAGGTGGGTTAGGTAGGTCAGGGACTTCGGCGGCTGTGCGTAAGCCAGAAATAGTTGCAAGGTTTGTAGCTAGTGCAGTCCTAATAGCGGTAATGCTCATTAGCCGAAGTTTCTCATAATCCTAAATGGCATAGCTAGTTGCTCTACATCTGAGTCAAGGTAGCGGTTGACCCTAATAGCACCCATGTCACCGAATCCGGCAATACCAAGAGGTGAGTCAAGGCGCTTGAAAAGTCTTGAGGATTGAATTACTGTTGCTTGCTTGATTGCGATTGGAACAGCAGAGAAACCCCAAACACCTGTGATTCGACAAAGAGCTTGCTGATCTACAACAGGCCAGGTGTAATCACCAACAGCCCTAATGCCTGTGTATGGCATGTAGAGTCCGTCAGAGCGACTGTTTAGAGGCTCTAGTTGGAAATCGTTAGCTCCCCAAACTACATAAGTATCTCCAACTTCATCGGTAGAAGATACTACCGAAACCGAAATAGCATCGTCAATAATAAGGTTTAGGGCATCGGTAGCAGCAAAGTTTCTAGTGGCTGTTCCGGCGTTGTAGAAGGTGCGAGCGGTGTAGCCGTCAATCATCCGAGAGGCAGACTCGATAGCTGTTTCTAGCAAAGTATCATCGAGATTGTCAGTTATGCGAAGTGAATTTTTCACCTCTTGTAATGTGGCGTAGCCGTTAGTAATTGCCATAATGTTCCTATTCTACTGAATCAAAAGGATACTAATAAGGTTAGTCCCAAGAGTTCTCTCGCCTTATCTTTAGGGACCACTCACCGCTATTCATGTTGTTCTCAGCTATTCTTTTTTCGTAAAGCCTTTGATTTATAGAGAAAGTGTAAGCGTTTTTGGGACCGAATCCAGCGCCAATCGTAGAGCTGTTGTCATGGTGAATAGTCGCATGAATACGCTTTTTTGGAATACCGAGAGCGTCAATCTGCCTCTCATAGTCATTGTCCTCAAAGTAAAGAGGGTGAAACAACTCACTCGCTAGGCCAGCCTTTAGGACTACACCTTCACCAAGTGCAATAAAGCACCAGTCAGGGACAGCATCCACAAAGTTTAGGGCTTCAGTATCTACCTCATTATGTATCTTCTCTAAGCTTCCAGGCGCACAATAAGTATCCTCGCTAGCCATAATCCAATACTTAGCGTGTGGTGTTGACTTGACGACAAGGTTCATAGCTGCGGTTGGCCCTAAACCAAAAGGAACTTGTATAAGCCACATGTTCTTTACAATGTCAGGCTTGACTGGCTCAAATACTCTCTTGCCAGAATTATCTACAATTACCAGATGCTCGACTGGGTAATCAATCGAGTCAATCATTCTTTGCGCCAGATCGTGTCTAGCGTAAGTTGGGAAAGCTAATACAGGAATCACTTGAGCAACTTCTTTAGAATCGGCATCCAATTATTATCCCAGACCTTCTCGACATCAAACTGGCTGGCAAAGTCAATTGCAACCTGCGATGTTCCACGATCTGCTTTGTAAGATTCCTCTAGCGCATTGACCAGGCTAGATACATTTGGGGTCATCCACCAAGCGTCTTGACCGGCATCCCAGGTTAGTTGTCCCTCAGTCAACCAAGAGTCAGAACTTACTAGGTCAGGTGTTGCCGCCCAGTTAGAACCGATAACCCTGGTGCCACAAGCTTGAGCCTCGACTGATGGAACTCCAAAGCCTTCACCCAAGCTAGGTGCTAGCAAGACATCCATCCTTGTATAAAGAGCAGCAAGATCAGACTGAGCTAAACCGAATCGGTAGTCTTGTGGGTTTGGAAAGATTACTTGTTCTTTCTTTACTCCCAGCGAGGCAAGGATGTTTAGCAAGTTCCAGCCAC